AAAAGAAGTCGGTTTTGACCGACTTCTTAACATCATAATGCCTCCTCTTCTGATTCTTAGTTATATATTTATATGCATTATTTGCTACACGGCTGTGGGGTCTATTATATAAATAATCCACAAACTCATGCTCTACCTCCTCATATATTTGATTAACCTTATTTAATGACTTAATAAAACTGTTAACAACATCTGAGGATATGTGGTACTTGCGATAAACAAAATTGTAGAAGGCCTCTGTAAAATCTCCGCTCCTTTGATCGTCTTTTGAATTGTAGGACTTCTTATACAAACTCTGTTTAACCATCTTATTGACCTTATCTGAAAAAGACACTCTGCCCACACGCATTAGCATGAGAGCATATTCACGCATTACTGGCACTCCACTATTATTAACCAATAATGAATAACCTTCGGCATAACTCAAAGCTAAATTAAGTTCTTGCTGATAATCAACATTCTCTGCTTTATTACTCTCAGTCCAGGGTGTTAACTGTAATAATCTATCAAGCTTTCTAATCATTCTGATACTGTGGCAATCATTTACGAGAAAATCACATGATAAATAGTCACAATCCATTAAATTATAGAAAAGAGATATCTTCTTAGCTACTTGGCCTAAAGTTTTATGGTTTTTAACATTAAACCCCTCAATATATACTAAAATGTAAGCTGTCTTCATAAAACTAATACCTGCTCCCTCATGACAAAAAATTAATACATCATCTCCACAAGTTTCAACGAAGAAATCGTGATACTCCCAGAGACCGCAATGATTAAAAATAAACCTGACATATAAAGCTGATCGTCTGGTATTAGCTTCACTGGTATTCATTTTTCCGGATGGCACTGTACCCTTAATCTCATACTTAAAATAATCACCAATCACTACTTGCAAAAAATTTGTGCATATACCGATAAGGTCATCTACGTCACAGTATTGAGCCAGCTCCTCCCTATGTATACTTATAATAGTGGTATAAACGGGAGTATCTACAGCCTCCATTATTATTGCATACTGAGTTGAATCAAAACCACTGCCATCAAGAGGTATGTACACTGTATTAGTCCAATACCAAGCCCACTTTTCAAATTTTTGACACCTCTCCTCATTAGTCAATCCAGAGCCATAAGCTTGATCTATTCTATGAAGACATTCAGATATATGAGATATTAATGGTCCCATAATGACCTTACAAACATCAGACTGCTCTGTGATGTTACGTGATTTAACCTTTGGTTCTTCGTTGGAATAATCCACAAAGATCTTCTCATCAGTCTTAACATGTTGCTTATATTCAGTAGGATCAACAACTAGCCTAGATTTTTTATTTCTCTCATTCAACCTCATTTCGTCATACCTCTTCTTTGCAGCACCGTAAAGTTCTTTTTTACAAGCTCTAATATTAGCAAACCAAACGTCATAACTGATGGGATTTTGAGCACTCTCAGCCATTAAATCTTTGAAATAATTGCTATTTATATACCATTTACCAAACTCAGCTGCTCTAGAAGCATCACAATAATTTCCATAATTAATAAATTATCTGTATATGGCCTCAACATTGTTAGAGAGACAACTAGAGTGTAATTTCATAGGTCGATTCTTAACATTCAAACCTCTGACCAATGGGCCCTTCTGTTTAAGACCAGTACAACATCTATTACACTGTGTACCTAGTTCCATTGCATACCTTTTTGTAGTGAAAATAGTTGTACCTATGTATTGGGCATCTAGTAAGGACTGCCACATCACCACAGTATTATTTGGAGTACAAGTTGCCAATATCTCAATAGGTAATAATCCTTTCATTGACTTAACTTGAGGTAATAACAATGCAACTATATACAAGAGAAAAAAGATAAGAAATCCAAACTTAGACGTTAGAGTCATTCTCCTCAATATAGTGAAGCTAAAAATTAAATAAAAACACGCCATATAATAACCCATAACTGTGTCATAAAACAGATAATAAAATGAAGTGACCAAGAAATAATAATACATCCTCATAAACATTGTGAGGAGCATGGTAAGAATTGGCATTTTAAGCTTAAGGTCTATCATGATAAATTGAATTACATGGGAGATGAGACTTATAATATTAGAACTTGGAATATAGTAATTGTTGGTTTCAACTTCTAATTCTACGTGCCCACACATGACAGAACTTATACAAACTAAATATAAGAGACCACGAAATAAACTAAAGTTGGTCTTGGCAGGTGGCACAACTGATGGAATGTACACTGGGTCTAATATACTTGAGCTAGAAAGAGGAATGGGCTTAGGTAAGTCCACTTCTTCAATTATTTTCTCATGAACTTGCACTTTACCAAAGAATCTCCTAACAGGAGCCTGAATAGTATTAATCACTGAATTTATTTTTTCCTTCATTAGTTGTTGGTCAGGTAGAGAGCTTTTAATACTCCTGTAAGCATATTTGCACCGACTAGCAATAATGTCTACCTTACTATAAAAGAAAGTAGTATCTATATGTTTAATTATGGTTATGTCCATTAAATAATTATACCACCCATGGAAAAAAGAATCCACAGGTTTAACCACTATAGGCTCGACTAAAAGTTGATAATTAATAGCAGACTCAGCAACTCTAACTGCTTGATATTTGACCACAAAAATAGCTAATTGACCTGCTTGTAAAGCATCCATCTCGTAGGGCTTTCTACACAACATATTAGATGTATTGAGTATAGTTCTGGGTGTTATATCACAAGATAAGGCGCTAATTATTTGTGAAAAATCCTTACTACTAACTGAACTAATGCAATCTTTAACGAGTAGATCATGTGTAACTCTAGAAATAGGACCTTTCCTGAGAACGTAAATCATACCCTTAAACTTAAGTATATTATTATCATCTACATTGACCATGGGGCAGTAATCATTGTCATCTATAGTGAACCAAGTCGTTAATCCTTCAACCGTATTTTGATACTCTTCAACTGGAACAGACATATCAACGAAATGAATCAATGAATTAACAAACCTAGGTTCAACAAGGGTTAATCTAAAAATACCGTACCTGCTATTGTCTGATGTGGGCACGGACTTAATACACTCAAGTGATATGACAGAACCTTCTTTATGAATATAGAAGGGTTTATTATAATTAGTAACATCTAAGTAATGACCGTTAAAATTAACTTCATCATGAATATATGGGTATAAATTGCCCTGAACCTTCATTTTCACCTGTCTATTAGAAATAATTACCTCAAACTCGCCTTGATTACAACGATAATGACCATCACCATTAAATATATGCGCCACAAATACATGATAATACACAGTGCGGTCTATCAATCTATCAATACTTAAATTGAGAAGGTTAGAATAGTAAATTGAATCTATATCAAGTATGTTATGAACTTCGCTACCTGCACGCTGGAGGTAACTACGAACATGCTGACAGTAACTAATCTTAAAGTCACCACAATGACAAAAGGAAACACCACTCTTAATGGCTAATGGTAAGTTATGATAATTAGTCATATACTTGTTCTGTCTTTCAAAGTCTACATGATCCACTATATAATTTAGACAAAAAGAATGTATTTTGTGAGTTGCAGACCTAATTATGTTTGCACCCCTCTGCACAATCGGTAGTGAACTAAGTTCCATGATATAATTATAAGCTACTAATTCAAAAATTTGTCTCAACTGTTGACTGATAGGATGTTGATGATTATGCTTACCATTTATCTTGGGCACTATAACTGTTTCTGGCAACAGATTAGCTAAATAACCTTTGTCGTCAAAATAAAGTGAATGTTTCTTAAGAGCGACCTCATGGTAATTAGAATCATTCTGTCGCTTATAAACTGTGGCCAAGTCAGTTGCACCAACACCATGATCTACATAGTCAACGGTGTGGTAATAAGAATACCTATTAATCTGATAAAGAAACTCTTCCCTAACACCTCGCTTCTTAAATACCT